TTCTTGTTAGCTTCATAACTGGTTTTAAAAAATATGTCCATGAGTCATCACCTTTTGGAAGGTATTTAAATAATCCGTCATCAACCATATAACGAATGATATTCTTATAACTTCTTCCTTCGGTTTCTAATGTTTCATCAACAATTTGTTTGACCTCCTCTTTATCTTCGTCTTTAAGGAGTGGGTTTGATAAGTCAACAATCTGCTCGTTAACCACATAATATTCGTTTTCAAAAATACCTGATTTTGTTTTTCCTGTTAGTAAATTCTTCAATGTCTGATTGTCCTTTTGTTCTTTCAAAAGTTCTTCAGCTCTTGTTAAAATATCGGTATAAGAAACGGGTTTTTCAAGTATCTCAGGAAAAAATTTAACCAATGTTTTTTCACCCAAAAGGTAAATCCCCTCAATATTATCACTCTTATCTCCAGTCATAATTTTTAATGTTTTAACATTATAATGTGGGAACTCAAAGTCATCAAATTTAATCTTATCACCATTTTTAAATGTACTTCTTAATAATGGTGAATATATGGATACTTTTTCAGAAATTAGTTGTGTTAAATCCCTATCTGAAGAAAAAATTAATTTGTCTTCATTTTCAGAAACATGACAATAGTAAGCAATTAAATCATCAGCTTCTCGTCCTGAAATTTCAATTTGTCTAACATATATCTCCTCAAGATATTGTTTAATACGATTTTTTTGTCTTAGGTAGGACATAAAGATTGCGTCCTCCATAACTAACTTTCGGTTTTGTTTATATTTGGGGTAAAGAACTCCACGAATACTTGTGGAGTCCTCACCATCCCAAAATACAACTACCTTATCTAAATTTTGTTCATCAATAAACTTTCGTAAAGTATTAATGAAGTGATAAATTGCTCCGATGTGTTCTCCATTGTGAAAGTAATCTTTCACCCCATGAAACCCAATCTTCATCAAATTATTCCCGTCTACAAGGAGAGTTCGTTTCACTAAGAGCTAATTAAAATGGTTCGTTTTCGTTTGTAAAAGTTTCTTCAGTTTCATCAAGAGTAATTTCTCCTGTTCCTGAAAGAATATCGTTCCAATACTGAGAATACTCTTTTTTGTATTTTTCAAGAGCATCCTTATCGTCAGCAATGTAACCTTGTGGGGTTGCGATAATCTTACCGTCTTTATACCCCAATCCATTAATATGGTTCTTTAAAACTGATATCTTTGTTCTGATAGCGTAAGATACCGTCCTACCATTTTTAGTTGCCGTAATGTGATTAATACCAGCATTTTTTTGATTACCAAATAAGAATACAAGAGCTGATGCCAACCAAAGTGCTTCACCACCTTTTGCTTTAATTGTTGGTTGTCCGAATGGATTATCAGGTAATTCAACCCAAGGTTGGTTAACAACAATCATAGTGTTGTAATATGGATAATCTTCTTTTTTAGATTTTGTAATACGAGCATGAATACCCATACCAATCTTATCCGCTAATACGGAAGCGTTATGTTGCTTACCACCTTTCCCATCAAATGTCATCTTACAAGGAATAGAACCAACTGAGTCCCACAATATACAAAGTGAGTATGGAATGTTTCCTTTTTCTTGTTCGTCTAATAATTCATTGATATAATCGGTTACTTGTTCAATATAGTCAAAGTTATCATTGAATAAGAATTGACCATCCCATTCTCCATCAACCATTTCAGCTTGGAGTCCTAATTCAACGGCGTGTTCCCACGACCATTTCTTTTCAGTAATAATGAAAACGGGTAAATGCCCCTTCTTCTGTGCAGATACAGCAGCTTTGACAAGTGCCGTCGTTTTGGAAGAATTTGAGTGCCCCAAGAACATATTGATGTTGCCCAAAGCAGGACCAGGTAGACCACAAGCACTATGAAAAGCTTCGTCAACTTCATAGAACTCCGTATCTTTGTATTTAGTTTTTGTAGAATATTTGTTTTTGATTGCATCAAGAGAAAATTCTTTTTTCTTTATTGCCATAAATGTCTATGAGTTTAAATTGTTTGTATTAAAAAATAGTAAAGGATGGACACATTGTCTATGCTTGTGCCCATCCTTTTATAAATTAAAATGGTAAATCACCATCTGGTTCGGCATCTGCCTGTGGGTCAGTATACGAACCTCCACCCATAACTTCTTCACCTTCAGAACTATCACCGTAAACATATTTACCTAATTCAGATGACCATCTTGGAGTTTCACCACGAGCAATCGCCTCCAAATACTCAACAGGTTTTTTAGAGTAAACATCTGCCCAAGTAAGTGGGTCTTCAGTCCAAGCCTTAGCCGTTTCAGCATCTGTGTGAACAGGTGATGGGTCGTCATGCATTACAGTTTGAATTACAGTGTAAGTCGCTCCTTTAGGAGTTTTTGCTTTGGCCAACTCAATGATTAAATCACGTCCATTAACAGGGTCAGTGATATCACCTTTAGCCTTCCAAATCGGAATGATTTTGTCAAGGATACCTTCGTTTTTGTAATTGTGTTTAAAACGCCAGAATTTAACTCCGTCCGCTTCGTTATCACGGTCAATTACTTTAACGATATAGAATTTACGTGGCTTATACGCCTTTGCAAGTTCTTTATCAGATTCTTTTCCTGTTGACATCAACTCATCGTGAATTTCTGTCAAAGGTGAACGCTCGTTGTCATTTTTACCTGGGTCATAGATTTTATTCCATTTACCTTCAACTTGAACTTCGTGATACCAAACTTCTTTGAAGGGTGATGACCCGTCAGGAGTTGGTAAAATACGAAGTCTTTTTTGACCCGATGTTTCATTTTGCGTAAGAATCGCCGCAAAATACTTTTTCATTCTGTCTTCTTGAGACATTTTGTTTGTGGAACTTGTTCCACCTTTCGCTTTTTCATACTGAGCGAGTACAGCATCTAAGGAATTTGTCGCCATGATATATATAAATTAATAGTTAATAAACAAATGTAAGTGTGTCAGCCGTAAATGTCAAATATCAAATTAGTATTTACCTAATTCATCATTAGATAATCCATTAAAACTTCCTTTAATCTCATCAGGTTTATAATCTTCAACCTCATCTGAAGTCAATATATATTCTTTACCTGTAGCATCAAAATCAGATTCTTTGTCTGAGAAAAAATCTGTAAGTTTTTGATTAAATGGTCCTGAATCCAAACTTCTTAATTCCAATTTTTCTTCAGGTGTTTTAACTCTATACTTCTCAATCTTCATTTCAATATCGTTCAATTTTGAAACTATTGAGTCCATGTCTGATAATTTACTTTCTAAATCTTGTAATTGTGAAAATAAATTCTCAAAGTATTCTTCTTGTTTTCCTTCAATGTTTTTTTGAGAGTTAACTAATTCAGTAACTTCAATTTCTTCTTCCCCCTTGTCATCTTTTTTCTTACCCTTTTCATCTCCAATTTTTTCAACATCAGGGTCAGCATTTACATCAACTTTAGCAGCGTCAGCAGTAGGAGCTGCGGGTGGAGGTGCGGTTTCTAACGCTCCGGCTTCAGGGGCAGGAGGAGGTGGTGGTATTGCTCCGGCATCAGGTGCGGGTGGTGGTGGAGGTGGAACTTGTTCCATCAAATAGTTGTTAATAAATTGATGTCTTGTCAATTCTGACAATAGTTTTTTTGATACGTTGTTGTTATCCATTTAGAAGTTGTTTAAATCCGTTATTAGTCTCTACTTTAATTTTTTTGTTTGCTTGGTACGTGTTATCAACTCTTTCAATAAGACCATCTTTCATTCTTATAGTATAACAATCACCTGTATCTAAATCACAAACTTCTTTAAATCCGTTACCACTATCTTTTTCAGTAATTCTTGCTTGTTTACCGAGATAATTATTTATTGCAGTTTTAATGTCCATAACTTTTTATTTATAAATATCAATATTATTGTAAAATTTCAAAAGTAATTAGAATGTAGGTAAAGATGTGAAATTACTCTTAGCTAAATTCAAAGCTTTCTTAACTTTTAGTTCAAGTTCATTAAACGAATATGGGTCAGTCTGTTTAAGTTGTGTATACATGTCATTAGCAAAATTAGGCCAATAATTTGTCCATATAGTTGTCATTTGTTTTATAAGAACTGCATTTACATCTAATGTTGTGAAATCATTTGCTCTTGATTGTAATTTTTTACCTATAAATTCAATATTTTTACCTAAATCATCAAAAGTCATGTAAGCTGTT